TGCCGTTTTGTCTGAAACTTCAAAAGTTTCCATCAAAAGTAGTTTTACTTGTGATTTTTTCTTATCCTTATTTTCATCTAATAAGGCTTTGATCTCTTCAGAGTTTGACTGCAATGCTTGTGAGTGGTTCATTTGTTTAATAATTGGTTTTAATGGTTTAATTTTTATTTTGAGTAACCTACGAATTCCTTATTTTTCTTACGTTTTGAAATAGCTTTTGAAGCTTGACTTCCTTTAGGTTGTACTCCATGAACTAATAAAGCAAAAGGTTGATCTTTTATAAAACAATGTGAATCATCGTGGTCTACTGGGTAAGGTTTACCAGTATGTAAAATGCCTAACGCTTTTGCTTCTTCTTCATTATTTACAACTATTGCATATCTTTTAAAATATCCTTTATGAATCAAGTGATCCAATTTTCCACCAACTGAGGCAGTTAAATAAAAATTATCTGGTAATGATAAATTAGTTCCAAACAGGCTTAAACTCTTGCTGTAAGAGTAAAATTTAAGGTTAGGATTTAATCTAGCTACTGCTAACCAACACTTAAGGTAGATGCTCGAAAAGTAGTCTCCTGAAACGTGAATACGAACTTTTTTAATTCTTCCAGTTCTTGGTAAATGTTTTTGCAATGAATCATTTATTAAGTCATAAGTTTTAAAATAACCTTTTTCACCCTTTAGACTTTCCATTAATAAGTCTAAGTTTCTTTTTCTACTCTCAAAAACTGAAGGGAATAAAACTTCTTGTGATGCTGCAAAGCATCTAAATTCACAATGCTTTCCATCTTGAATAGTTCTTTTTCCATCTTTTTCAATTGCCATACTCAAACATTTATCAGCTCCAATACTGCAAGTTTTGCCCGCTGGAATGCTGAAAAGTAAAGTATCTTTTCCTAGTTTTGCGTTTTCATTTTGAAAACTTAAAAGGTTTTTGTTTTTCATTTTGGTTTTTTGTTGGTTTGTTTTTGTTTTTTTAGGCTTGATTATCAGCTCTTAAAATTGGACTTTTTGCGTAATTTCCTAAAGGGTTACAATGTTCTATGCCTTCATAATTAAATACTTTTACCTTTAATATTGGATCATTCTTATAAGCTTCTTTTACATTTGCCTTTAATGCTTCAATGTTTTGAATGCTTATAAAGCATTTAGTTCTTTTTAATACTTTATAAATACATTCTAATTTGTTATCTCCTATAAATCTAAATTTATAGTTTTTACCTATTTCAAATCTAATTATTGAAATAGGTGTTGATACTGCTTTAAAATGATGATTCATCAGAATATCTCCCTATCTAATGAATCTTTCAACTCTTCTAATTGTGCTTGATTTAAAAATTTTACTAAACCTAGAATGATTTGTTCTTTTGAATAATCTTCTAAGTTATCCATGACTCGATCTCTTAAGTCTGAAGGCGTTGTAATAGTCATTTGTAAAAAAATAATTGAACAAAAAAAAGATAGAGAATAATTAAATTCTCTACCTGATAATTTTTTTATTTGGTTGGGTAATTTACTAACTCTAAAGATAATTCTCGCCAAATTGAACGAGTAATTTTTTTAGTGTCTGCTTTTGCTCTTTCGCTTGCTAGTGATTGAGCTGCTTTACAAACCGTAGACCAATTGTATTTAAGATCTACTTTTGTTTCTAACTTTGAAACTGTTGCTTTTAATGTTTCAACTTTTTTCTGACTATCAGAATAAACATCATGTAGCTCTTGCAATCTCCAAACTTTTTTTGTGTTTGGATTGATTTTTGAAAACTTAGCCATTTTGTTTTTTTGGTTTGGTTTGGTTTAGAAGAAAAATTTTTCTTCTCACTTTCCATATTAGCAAAAATGATTAAGCTATTAGATTAATAGATTTATTATTGATAAAAGTTAACAATTATGTTTTAGGATCTTTTTTTCTCATGTTCGGTTGCAGCTCTCCCAAAATGGTTATTTTTTGAAACCTCTTTCCTATTCTCCCAAATTGTGAGGCTGCGAGGCTATAAGGCTGCCAAATACTGAAGTTTATAATTTATACGCTAGAAAATTTCACGCTTGCTAGAAGGCTGCAGCATGGTTAATTATTTTTGAAATTATTTTTTAGTAAATTATTTTTTTAGGTAGGGGTGGAGTAGCAGATTTTTAAAATTTGGCCCTTTATCGGGGGAACCTAAATATATTCTCGAAACTAAGATTTTTTATTTTCGACTCTAATAGAAAGTTCAGGAGCTTTAATGTTTATAACTTCTTCAGCTTCGCCTACAACTTTGCCTAAGTCTGCGAGGAGAGTTTGGACTGTTTGGAGTTGACCTTTTTTCATTGCCTTGTCGATGGCACGAAGACGCATTGTTTGGATGCGAGAGATCATATTTTCTCTATCTTTAGACCAATCTTCGTCATTCCAAAGTTTTACTTGTTTCCAATCATCCCAAGC